TAAAAATACACGTGACGGATTTCGATTTTATAGGAAATTCACATTTGCCAAAATTCTTCGTAGCGAAATGTTATTCTGTAACGAATACATGGAAGCTAGGGATTTGGTTTGTATTTTGTTTGATAAGACTCAAGTTCAATTGCACCGAGACATAACTCACTATTTACCTACTCGTAAAGAGAGTTTTGAAGCCACTAATTTTACTGGTGTTTTGAGAGGTTTTTCTGTAATGGGTCTTACTAGTAGAATAACACATGTTATGGGATGTGATGATATACAAATCAATTATGATACCATTGAAGGTAATGATTCATTCACCTTAGAAACTCCCTTTCATTATAGAGCTGGTACAGAGGCTGGAGATTGTGGATCACTACTCTTTAAAGTTGATGCTAGCTGTAGGAAAAAATTTTATGGCATACATGTAGCTGGAAAAAGTTTAATGCGAAATGGTTATTCAGCAAGGTTGTGTTTAGAAGATATTGATGAAATCTGTGAACACATTGGTGATTTGTGCATTGATAAAACCATTGAATTTCAAGCATGTATACCTGACAATGATTTGCCTTCTATATTTTCACAACTTTGTGATGTTGATATAAACAGATCTATGAACTATCCTAATAAAACTCAAATTGTGCCTAGTACTTTGCATGGTCAATGGCCTATGCTTAATCTATCCCCTACTAATTTGTCCCGTGAGGCCTATCGTCTTGCAATATCAAAATATTGTAGACCACCAATCCATATAGATGATACTCTCTTTTTGGCTATTTCCAAGGCCACCTTTAATTACATTGTCACCCGCTCCGTTAAGTATGATGCAATTAAAAGGTTATTGACCTGGGAAGAGACTATAAATGGTATAAAGGATGAACCTAATTTTGGACCAGTGGATAGATCTACGAGTCCTGGTTATCCTTTTATTTTTGAAAAGGAGGGTCTTACTGGTAAACTTAAATGGTTAGGTAATTCTCAAGATCCTTTGCCTATTCACGGTCAGCATCTTTTAGAAAGATGTAAGATTATGGAAGACACTCTTAAAAGCAGAGAAAGGTGTCTTGTTATTTACACTGACAATCTTAAAGATGAAAAACGACCCATAGAGAAAGTTCTTTTAAAGAAGACCAGATTATTTTCAGGTTGTCCATTGGATTACTTGTTATTAGTTCGGAAATATTTTGGAATGTTTTCTTTATGGACCATTAAAAATAATATTGATAATGGTATTGCCGTTGGGATTAATCCTTACAAAGAATGGCATCCCCTAACTATGAGTTTACTTAAACATTCTCGTCCACAAGAGGAAGGTTTCTTGGCTGGTGACTTTTCCGGTTTTGATTGTGCTGGTAAACAACATTTGTATTGGCATATTTTAGATAGAATTAACGATTGGTATGATGACTCTGATGAGAACAAAACCATACGATATATGTTGTGGGTTGAGTTAGTTCAATCTAGACATATCCATAAAAATCACGTTTATGAATGGGCCAATTCTTTACCTAGTGGACACCCACTAACAGTTTTAGTTAATTCTATATATAATTTAATGGCTTTTAGGTATTGTTGGGTTAAATCAAATAAAAATGATTTGTCTTCTTTACCAAGTTTTGATAATCATGTTTATCTCATCACTTTTGGTGATGATGTGAATGGTAGTATATCGAAACATTTTAGACATTCTTTTAATGATATAGTTGTTCAAGATTATATGAGAGATTTAGATCTCACATATACTTCTGATAGCAAGGCACAGTTTATCACTCCGTTGAGAAAATTAAGTGATATATCCTTTCTTAAAAGATATTACACTATAAATAAGATCGACGGCCAATATATAGGATCGTTGGAAAAAGATGTCATATTCACAACTCCTGGTTGGACTAGGAAAAAGAATTCTGACATTATTACCATCGATAATTATAAATTTTCACTGCGTGAAGCAGCAATATGGGGTAAGGACTTCTTTGATCAATTTATCAAAGTTACTTTACCTGTCTTCCGGAATAACTTCCCTGGTGTTCCGGTCGACACAAGTTATCTTTCAAATATTAGTTTAGTCTCCGAATTGGAGTACTATTACTAATATTATATTATTTATTGTAACCTGTATATAGAAATAATTTATTTTATTAAAAACAAAAACAAAACACTAAATTTATGATGAACGAAACAACAGATATAAACCAAAACGACACGTCTTTACCATCAGACGAAGTAAACAATGGAACAACTACTTTTATTGATGAAGGGTCTTCTGTCACGGTTAGCCGAACTGATTACTTATCAATACCAAAATTTCAGCTATCTACTGGCGAATCTTCAATGCAGTCAATTTCTGATTTTCTTAAGAAACCTATTGTTATTTATGATAACTCTATTACTACTTCTACTACTGGATTACTTTACGATGAGGATTGTACACGCAACGTTTACACAGGAGGCACTACACTTTGGGATGTTAAACTAAGAAATATTTATGGTCTCAAATTTAAATCTGTTTTTACGATGAAAATTAATGGATCTAGGTTTGACCAGGGTATGGTTTCCATGTCATTTATGCCAACTGGAGGCTATGCTATTGGTACAAATCCTTATGATCCAGCAAATCGTATTTACGCATTTTCCAAAACTCAATTAACTACCATGCAGCATGTCAATTTTAATATAAATTGCGATAGTTCTGCTATATTGGAGATACCCTGGATTAGTTCTTATCCGTTTTTAAAATTGATTCCTTATTCCGATTCTAGGCATGGTACTCCAGGGTTCTTGAAAATTTGGGTTTATTCTCCATTAGTTTCAGAGTCAGGAGACCCTGTTAGAATAACTGTTTGGCAGCATTTGGAGGATGTCGAATATTTTGGAAATGCCGTTACGCAATCTGGATCCACTGATATTCGACGTATATATTATGCTGATGTCACTTTGGTCCAAGCTGGAAAAACTAGGGTTATTTCAAGAAAAGATGAACTTACAAGAGAAGAACAGTCTACTAAACCAATATCTGGTGGGCTTAGAATGTTGTCTTCTATCAGTTCTGCTTTGTCAGTTGTTCCTTTACTTAGCAGTTTCACCGAACCTATTTCATGGGTTACTGATGCCATGAGTAAGGCTGCTTATATATGGGGTTATTCCGCTCCTCGAGTAGCTTCCCCATCTAGTTTTATGGTTCGTAGCAAGACCCCTTATATTAGTAATTATGATAAACATGCCCCAGCTTACTCTATGGGCATATCAGTCTCTAATAAGGTTGGTCCTGCTATTGGATTTTCTGGAACTGACAAAGATGAAATGAGTATAGATTATCTTAAGCAGATTTTTGCTTATACTAATTTCTTTACTTATACTGCAGCTCAAACTGATGAACAACTTATTTTTACTTACGATTTGTCTCCCATTTCTGGGAGAAGAAATATTATTGCCACAGGTACTTATGGTGCTTCTTATGTTTATACACCTGCTGCTTTCTTGTCTAGGATTTACCAGAAATGGAGAGGTTCAATTAAATTACGATTTATACTCGTTAAAACTGAATTCCATAGGGGTAGATTAGCTTTTGCTTATGCTCCTAATGGAGGCACCCCTACCTATGATCAAACTGATCCCTTACTTAGAGAAGTAGTTGATATTAGGGCTGGATCTATTATTGAGATTACCATTCCATTTATTAGTAATTTGCATTGGTTGGATAATACAGCAAATATGGGAAAACTTCATGTTTATAAAATTGACGATTTGAAGACTGGGGGAGACCAAGCGCCCACCGATGTTAATGTTTTAGTTGAAACATGTATGGGTGAGGATGCTCAATTTAATATTCGTG